GTAGTTTCTGAACAACCGAAGTTTGCCGTCTATTAGGACTGCATTCTTGGAACAGAAAGAGAAATCAGATTCAATGTCGTTGATCGTGTACTCCTTGAGAATGAAACCATTGTTTGATGCTGGAATGGTCAAACCGTTTCGTCCGGGAGTGCAGAACGTTTGCTGTGCTTGAAGATTCATCTTTTCAAGCCAGGCTTTGGATCCAAATACACACCCATCATCGCCGGCTGCGTTGGGGTGTACGGGAGAGATACTTCGGTCCCAGGGTCGTTGGCAGATATCACCAGTACGAAGGATTTCGTAGAATAAGATTAACGTACGGAAAGTATTGTTTAGGGTAGTGGTTGGGAGGCCACTAGCCATGAAGCCAATACGGACAATAAGATGATCCTTCTTCATTTTCGAAACCTGCTCTTCGGTTGTCTTGCCATTAGAACGACAGTAGTGATCGAACGCTTGTACCTGATCTTTAGTGTGGAGTGACTTCCAGTCCTGACCTTCACCTACACCCTCAATGTTCAACACAATGTTGTGAGAGTTTGACGTTAGGTTCTTCAGGAGGGAGCGTGCCATCACCACTCTTGCATCAGGTGTAAAGAATTCCACCATGTAGTCGGAATTTTCGCACCAATCTTACAAAGGTTTGAATATCACCTCGTTGATAGGGGTGTTCACGACGTCGCATACTACTTTAAAACACGTTGAGTCATACTGGGATAAGTCAGAGCAAAATACGAACTTTGTACTCAAATCATCCATAGACTTCTGGAACGCGTCTTCCATCTGGGTGGCCGATAAGCCCTGAATAAAACCGGGTTCTGCTGTCTTAATCCAACCGTACACCATTCCTAGAAGTATGGTTAACATTCTAGCGTGCTCCGATATCGGGAAAAAGATTCTGGGTTTCGCCTTGAACTTGCCATAAGTGGTAGTACAAGCACCAGGTTCGTTAAAGATCTCTCCAGCCTTGACCTTAGCTCCTAGGTAGTAGCCTTCAGGTTTAGTCTTATGGGTTAGAGTTCTAAGAACAGAACGGGTATACTCCCATTTCTTTGGAGCAGACCAGGTTTTCCCTTCGATCATTTCAAAAGGGTTCAGCTTGAGCATAGCATCTCTATCCTCTAGCGCTGCGGCTAAGTACCGAGGCTCGAAGTATTTGAGATATTCTATGGTGGTGCCCTTGAGACGCTAGACTGCATCCTAACTGGGTTGATGTTAGGGGCTTATTGACCTGCTGAAAAAGCCGAAGTTGAAATTGTGTAAAGATCTCGTATCGAATTCCACAGGATTTGAGCCTGAATGGTCTGCACGGTTTAGAAATTGGAATTGTGATTTTCCCATCTTGCCGATTGAAGCGTCTTCACCTTTCTGTTGTTTGGCAGAAGGTGGTGGTATCCCTTTCTCATACTTAGCTTCATTTGCACGCGCTCGTGTTTAGGCTTTTGTTATCTTGAGTGGGGACAAAGGGTCACACGTGTAGTGTGCCGGGTTTGGGACAGTGGGCGGTTCTTAAAACTTCACTCTTCTAGTAAAAGTTACCATGTCTGCTTCCGGGTCTTCGAGCATTCTGCGAGTCTTGCGATCTAGTCCTCCGGTCTTCATTTGAATTTCTCCAACGGCTGCAGCATAAGCTGACTGCGCTCCGAGATTTCCCTCATTTTGGCTTTAGGCATTGATTCCAACATTCTGGCATTCATTGACTCCGGTTTCCCGGTACTCCTAAGGCTGTTGTGAGGTTTTTAGACCTTCAAAACTTGACATCTTTTGATCAAGCTCCTTCTCTGCTCCTTTGCGTAATCGGCCCTCCTTGGCCCTTCCTAGATTACCCTTGTTTCTCCCTTTCAAGTAAGGGTTCACATTGCCATGTTTGGTCGAAGTATTCAAACGATCCAAAATCTCTTACGGTGTTTTCACCTTGGAATCTTTTACAAGTAATTTCAATCCATCGGGTACTACACTAGAAATTGTCTCAGATAACTAAGCAAACTGGTCTAGCTGTTCCTTAACTGCAATAGTTGTAGGAACTTCCTGTTTGAACACTACATTGGCGGTGCGGCGTTCAGAATCCTTTGAGACTTCCGAAGGTCTTTCAGGACGAGATAGGACTTGGCCTATCTGGACTGGCTCAACGTCTGTCTTGGGGTCGGTACCAAAGTAGATCTATTGAGCAGGGTGGTCACTAGTGCAACCGGCTCCTATAACACTTGGTGCGAGACCGAGTATTTAGGTTTGAGCGTTCAAGAAATGAGCGGGGTCATAGACCATATCAGGTTCAGGAGCTCTGAATAATCCGAATTCAGCTTCTCTATATCCATACCCTTCTTCCTCATTCAATGCCCTCTCGACCCTCACTTTATCAGGTCTACCAAAGGCCATATTATCTAATTCAAGATGTTGCCTGAGAGGGTTTTGTGGGCCGATGAATGATGATACTTCGGCGCACGAGTAGGTCTTTTGGATGTAATCACATAAAACCTATGGAAATTGGACCCTAAAGAATTTTGTCTTTGGGTCGTAAGCTCGGAAGTCCAAGAACACTTGCGTGTAGGCCTTCTGGAGGTCTCCATTCAGGACACACTTGTTGCAATGACACAACTTTGAGGTCTTACCTTTAGAGACAGAGAGATACTGTTAGTTCCTACACACCTCATCCTCCGGTTCCCTGTTATTTCTAAGAGGGAATGTGGGTATTGTGGTTTTCAGAATTTCACACACTCTAGCCTTGGCTTCGTATTCAACTAAGTCAATCAGTTCACCGAAGAAACCGTCCGGATATGGCACACCAGGAACGCTTGAGTTCCATTTGGTAACACTGCTGTAATCACCGGTCTGGGTAATGTCCTACATCATCGATTTCATAAGTGTCTTCTACAGGCTGAAGTTAGTCCCAATTGGGAATGTTCTACCTAAGTTGTAGTGACCTTGTTTTGCACAGAAACCAAGAGCAGGATTGCAGTCATGAGGAC